CATTTGTGGAAAGAATTTGAGCATTGGTTCCATCAGTTCCACCTACCTGATAAAGCTTAGTAAGAGCAGCGGAACCATCCGTTGCTACAACATCATCAAGTAATTGTAACGATGTAATTTCAGTTGCTTGGTTAGCTGATGTAGCTGCTCCGGTAGGTAATGATACGGTTCCTGATACGTTGTTTATGTTCCATGTGCCGGATTGTGTAGCTGCTACCGTGCCGGTAACCGTTGCATTTAAGTTAGCAGCAGTTGCCTGAGTAACGGTAAAATTACCAGTACCAGCATTTGCAGTAACCGTTCCAGTAACCGTCACATCGTTATTTGTTCCAAGATTAACAAGGATACCATCAGTAGCATTACCTCTTTGCCTATCCCAAGATGTACCGTTGAATACTAAAAGCTTTGCTCCAACATCAATGTGATTTTCAGTATTAGCTTCTCCGTCAGCGTGTGCAGCATCCAATGGCACATCGGATGTTCCGTCAGATAAAATAACACGATAAGCAGTAGATGATGGCTGATTTGCAGTAACCGTACCATCTACCGTAAGACTACCTGAGTTATCTGTAACCGCAACAGTTCCAGTAATTCCGACAGAACCTTCAATTGGCAGAGGATTTGTACTTGCGACATCTCCATCACTTGTGCCATCTGCTCCAATAGTTATCTTTACCCGTTGGTACTTTATGCCGGCAATATCATCGGTGGCAATAACATCACCACCAGTACCCGTATTTAGCGTTGTGTTATCTGCCATTTGTTATTAAGCTAAAGTTGCAAATCCAGTTGTAAAGTCGATTGTGAAAGTTTCTCCGTTTTGTAAGGTTACATCAGAACCATAGTCATACCAACCAATTAGTGGGTCTGCCGGAGATGTAGGGTCATCATTGTATAAAACAACATATCTAAATGTTGCTACTGTTCCTGATGCCGTTAATACAAGGTCATTAGCAGTAAATGTTACTGTGCCTGATGTTTGTTCTGCCGTTACACCAGTAATTACTCTGCTTGATAAATTTGTATAACTGATTTGAGTTAAATTAGCTAATACAGAATAAGTTGCTATTGGAGCATTAGCTGAAGCAGTCAAAGCTACTGTAACAGTACAAGTACTGTCACTTGTAAAATTGTGAACACCTTTTGATAGGTCTTCCACAAATTGATGAAATTTATTAAAAGTTGCCATTATTTATTAATGTTTAAATTCTTTGGGAATATTTTTTCTACCTCTTCAGGAGTCATTGGTTTTAATTCTTCATCCTCTTTATCAAAACTTAATTTTATTAAATCAGTTTCTTTAAATGGAATAGGTTTTGATTTAGAATCTCTCATATAATTAATAATCAAAATCCAAATCTTTCTAATTCTTAACCATTCTAACTCTTCATAAATTTTCTTTTCTTTTTCTTCTTGTTCGTATCTATTTATGTGCAAAGTCAATTCATACCAAGAAAGTTGGAAGAATTCATCTACACTTAATTTTAAATGAACAAAGGCAAAGTCAAGATATTGTTCTATTGTCCATTCTACTATTTCCCCTCCTCCTGATTCAGAGGGGTTTGTTCGTTTGGGATGGACATACTTTCTGCGGTTTGTTGTTCCATAGCCTGGAATCCATAAGTATCAATCCATGCAGCTACTTCGTCCTTACTATATTCAGTTTCCTTATATAGCCTAGAATAAGCAACAGATGCAGACCAATACCATGTTATTTGCGCATCAATGTCATCTCCATCAAGCAATGCAGACATATCACTTAACTTACACTTCATTTCTTTACAAAATAAAGCTGCTTGCATTGTTCCAAACTTGAAACCACGTTCGGCTCCAAGAACAGTAATCTTAACTATGCCTTTGTATTCATTCATTATGATTCGTATTTAGCCCATGTTCCACTAATCTCAAATGTGCCACTAAAAGTAGTCGCCGCATTTAAAGGTCCAGTAAATGATAAAGTATTCAAATATGCTTGCGCATAAATAGTCAGAGTTGTTGTGTCACCAATTCCAATTGAAACTTCTGTTCTATTTTTATGAATATCAACCAAATCTTGCAATCCATAAGTTGAAGAAGGATTAAATAAGCCTTCGAATTCAACAGTCGCACTATTTCCTGATGGAAGAATTGCACGGTTGCCATTATTATCTTTACACGTTACGTCTATCGTGGCGTTCGTGCTACTGAAGGTCGCATTGGTCAAACAACCAATTAATTGGCCTCCAACATATACTCCTATATTATTACCATTTAAAACTGCCATTTTATTTATTGTTTAATTGTTCTAAATTTATTTTCTGTTTTTCAGGTGGATATCTTCCGTCATATTTATCAGCATATTTTAATCTAATAAGTTCTGAACCAAGATAATCATCTGTTTGGAGGACCGTACCTATTGGATAAGAACGGCCAAACATATTACTCCATTTTTTTTTAAGTCTAACTCTATAAGCCATGAACTAAAAAAGTTGTGGTTTTAGAATATAACTCATGGTCTTTATCAAAAGAATCATATTCGTTATCAAAAGTTGCATATCCAAAGGATTCACTATTAACTGTACCTGGTGATTGATTTTCTAAAGCAGTAATAACGGCTTCGTTAATTGTAGTTACCTTATCATAGGATGTAGCGTAGCTTGTTACTTCCACAGTCCATATATAACCGCAATTTTTTGCACTTGTAGTTTTAGATACAATACGGCAAACGCAATATGGGGCCGTTTCTGTTTCAAAGACCACAACCGGATAGACTTTATATTTGGTTGCAGCTTTATTTTGACCAATCTCAGATTGCACACCGGCATTGTTTTCTAAAATATAAGTAACTGCTTTTAGCATATTATTTTTTCCAATTACCAGTACCTTGTTTTACAGTTCTTTTCATATAAAGGATAAATCTTTGGCCTACAAAATTTTTGATGTCTTGTACTATTTTATCTTTTGTTTGGTCAAATGCTGGCTGCATAAAAGGATAATCAGGAACATTTCTTTTTTTATTCCAACCACCTTTTCTATGACCATATTCAACCAAATGACCATGAAATCCTCTGTAACCTCTTCTTCTTCTTGGACCTACAACAACTGCACCTATTGAATTACTTTTTTGTATTGATATTTTTTCAGGACCAATACTTTTTTTAAGGTTACCGGTTTTATTTTTAATTTTTGATTGTGCTACTTCAATTAAAGGTTTTGCTGCATCTGCATGAGCAGCACCCATAATTCTATGATTTACTTCATTAGGTAAACCACGCAATATTTCATCAATTTCTTTTAAACCAGTAAAACTTAATTTGAAATTCATGTAAAATAGATTTCGTCAAGTAGATTGCTTGTTATTTTTAACCATCTATTTCGTCCTTCATTAGTTTGAAGAATATTTAAAATTTCATAAACCTGAGTATTCCAAACAATTCGCATTGTTCTATTAATATCATCACGATATCTAATAGTCCATTCAGTATTTTGAAAATACGTAAGTCTATCATCTATAACTGCGGTATTACCTGAAACATCAAATTTTCTTGCGTTCATTTGAGGATATTCAGGTATTAATTCCCAATCAGTTATCTTGTCTTCATTACTATCTCCATCCACAATAACTGGACGAATAAAATAGATTTCATGGTCAAGATGCCCAATTAAATGTTTATGCGCTAACATTTTGCATTGTAATTAATCTATTAACCTCTTGCTCACTCAATCTTTTATAAATCTCAAGCAAATTATAATCCTCTCCTATAAAATAATTAAACTTCCATAAATTCTCACTTGATTTTACATCAATTACACCTGGAACATCTTGATGTTTAACCTTATGATATTTTACTTTAGTTTTTGTTTCAATATTATAGAGGGAATTATTGTCCAATCCACGATTTAAAGAGTCGGACCATAATGTCCAATTCATTTGATTCAGAATTTTTCTACTTATAATTCTTCCGGCTCCATATGTACTTTTATCTGTAGTTAACCTTCTGCAAGCACCAGTTTCGCTTTCTATGTATGCAGCATCCGTTATTCCAAAAAAATCATATTTACCGAAATAATCTAAATATTGGGTTAGTAAATCGTTTGTAATTAAATCATCACTTCCAATCTCCATTAAGTAATCAAAATCAAATCTTTCAGCCGCTCTAAGGCCAGTATTTTTCTTTTTTCCTAATGGATAATTATCTGTCATGAACCATTTAATCCCATACTTATTACATAACTGAATCATCCCAGGCTCAGATATAACTGCAAATGCTTCAATATTATAAGCACTATGTTTTTTCATGCGCTCAATACCCATAAAGCATAACTCAGTTATTTCCGGCCTACGCCATACTGCCAAATAAATTAATAGATTTATTTTAGAGGTTAGCATTCCAATTAACCTTGATATAATCAAGTAATGTTTCGCTATTCCAACTTATTCTATTCCAATTCATCATATTAATGCTACCGGCAACCTCATCCTGACGATTTTCAAACATACTTGCGACCTGGAGCAAAATTGCTTGTTTTACAATTTCAGGAAGGGGTTCATTTACAGTAGCATCATATCCTGCAGTATAATCTATAGTTACCGCTTGTGGAAATTTCCGAACATCAGTTGGCCAAGTATCCACTTCGCCATCAAGACCAAGTGCCCATAATTGGCAGTAACCTGAATGCAAATCAGCAGTATAGTCAGTACCGGAAACCATTGTAGTAGTTGTACCATCATCATTTAGGTAAGTAAATGAATCAATAGTTTGTACTGGACCATAAGGGACTTTAATCGGCTCTCCATATAACGGAAAAGTGTCAAGTTTTACTCTCCTTTGTTGAGTAACAAATGATAAGCCTGAATAGGTTTCACATAATCTTCTCGCCGTTTTAATTAGGCTGCTTATATATGCATCCTTACTTGTACCAACATATTCAAGATGAATTTTGGCTTCAGCAAGGCTGACCGGCTCATAATCCGGTTGGTCTATTACACGGCTATAAACTATCATTTTTTAAGAGGTAATAAGTCTGTTTTAAACTTTTTTAACTCCTCAGCAGTTACTTCAATAGCTTCACCTTTTTTAGCTACTGTATTTTTTCTTAAAAGGAAAGTTCTTGTAGGAATTACTTTTGGCATTTTATTTATTTAAGTTTTAAGTAAGAGGCCGGTTTTTTAGGCCGGCCCCTTTTCAACATTTAACCCCGAATTAAGTCAATGCCGGCAAATCAGTAGCATCCCAATCTTTGCAGATAGAGAATTCTTTAGGCTGCTCAATCTCGACATCCATAAATGCGTTGACCACAAAACGCTTGGTTCCGGCAAGAGCCTGGGTGTAAGGGTCGAACAGAATGTCCAAACCACCCCAAGTGCCAAGAATTGCACCCTGCCAGTAGTCAGAATAGATAATTCCGCAAAGGTCAGTCTGACCACCTTCGCTGAAATCAGATGGAACAACTTCAGATGTGAACAGAGGGCGGCCAATCAGACGACCAGTAAAGTCGTAGATAAAGTTACCTTCTACACCGTTAGTTTGTTTAGGAGTATTTGCAAGAGCAAATTCGCCTGATGCGTTAGTAACAAAACCTGCACCACCAACACGGCTATTTGCAGTTTTCACATCACGAATCATGCTGATAAGAGCAGCATAAGTCATATTGTTCTGAGAACCTGAACCAAGTGAAAGTACGTTTACACCTGAATAATTAAAGATACCAACTGGCTCATTAGAACCACCGCCAACAAGTACTGCATCATCCACAGTCAACTCATAACGGCGAGTAATGATGTTACGCAGATGTTGTTCAAGAACAAAAGATGACTGAAGCATCATTTGTGAGGTAACATCTACATACATACCAGTACGCTTTGCTTGCAATTTAATATTGTCGTAAGCCGGTACAGACTCATCTACGTTAGATGTTTCAGTTTCCCAAGAGAAACCAACATCAGTAGTGTGGCGAGGCCATTGTACATCACCACGAAGACCAGTCATTACAGTAATACCAAGTTGTGATACAATTGGATTAGGATTCAATACTGGAATCAAACCCATCAAATCGGTAGCTACAACATCAGCACCTTCAGTACCTACGTTAAGAGCAGCTTTTTGCTTACCAATTTTGATAAATTTAGAAGGGATTGCGATATTACCTGATACGCTAACACCACTTTCTTTAGCTTCACGAACTGCTTCCTGATACATTTCAGCTTCCATACCATCGTTATGGAAACGGTCTTTCTTTTCAGCAATTCCTTGAATTTGTTTTGCAAAAGAATAATTCTTTGCAATTCTATTCATTTCCTTCTTTTCAGAAGCATTATCTTGTACTGCACCAACGGCTGCGGTAGCTGCCTGACGCTTTACAATTTCAGCAGCACGCTTTTCAGCACGCTCAAGAACTTCGATATCAGAATCTAAAGTAGAGATTTGTTTATCCAAACCATTGAGGGTATTAACCTCTTCAGCGGATAGGCTTTTCTCTTTAGCCTTATTAGCGAGTGCAGCATATGCATCCTCCAGGACCACACGCTCTTCACGCTTTGCTTTCAAGTTATCCATTTTTGTTTTTGTTTTTAAATTGATTTAAACGCTCCAGGTATTTTTCGGCATTAGGGTCTGCCGTTAACTGTTCTTCAATCTTTTCAATTTCATTTCCGGCATAATTTTTACCTTCAATCAAATCGAGGATTTCCTGAACTTTCATTTTCTTTAATTCTGCAAAAGATACATCAGGCAACATCATTGATACCGCCCGAATAGCATCATTTGCTCTGTCAATAGACAGTTTAATAGCTTCTTGGTTCATGGGGATATTTACTACTGACCATTCTAACAATTCCTGGCCTTCATAATAATAAACTCCTTTTTCAGTCTTGCCATTTCCAGTTGGAAGGATTCCTACTGATGCAGCATTTAATGAACCAAAAACCAGTTTTTTTAAAATCTTATCAGCAATCGGGTTAATTTCAGCAGGCTCAAATTCAGCTTCTGCTACAATAACCTTTTTACCGTTAAATGAATCAACACTTACTTCACTTTTACCAATCACCATGTCAGGATTTGGGTCAGTAAAATATGAACCATGAACGGCGTGTTGATAACCTACAATAGGATTTGATTTATAATTATCAAAGGACCAATTATCCATATTGATAACTTCTTTTCCACGGTCTTTTGCCCCAGTAGAAATGATGAATTTCATCTTACGGCTCTCAAGAACCGTATTTGGGTCAAAAGATTTGGAAAGGATATTGGCCTGAATATCTTTCTTAATCATTTTGTATAGTGATATTTAATTTTACTTTTACTTTTACTCGTTGAATTCTCTGAAGAATCTGAATTATTTTCCTCTTCGGAATACTCTCCTTCTTCTTCACTCATAGGTGCAGATGCTTCTTCTTCCGAAAATTTACTTTCATAAAATTCTCTTAATTGGTCTACTGGAACATTCGCACCTTGTACTGTATATATATCTCCTCCTTCGTATGGATTCATATCCTCACGCTCACGTATTTCATTAGCATTCATGCCTCCGATGTTACGCATAGCATTGTAGAATGCTGCTCTTGCCTGAGTATCTCCACGCAAAAGACCGTTCATATTAAATTTTACAAAAGTATTGCGTTTTTCACGCTCGCTGAACAACTTCATATTGCATTCTTGCTCAATTACCCTAACTAAAGGAAGAATTGTATGTTTTGCGAATATCAGGTCGCTCTGCTCTGCATTGCTAAAAGTGGCTCTCTCAAAATCCTGGGCAAATACTGGAGGCACACGATAAATACCATAAATGGCTCTATCAGTTAGCCTTTCTTGCTCAATAAATTGTGCATCACCAGGTGACAACATAATTGGTTCAAAAGACCAACGACCTGAAAGAATTGGTGTTCTTCCATTCATTAAATCTTCTTTCCATGCCTTCTGATTTTCTGCTCTTTGCTCAGATGTCATGTTGCCTTCATAGGAAAGGATTCC